CCAATGCACACCCCCAGAAGTGCCAGCTTGCCACCAGCCTTTCAGGAATGTGCATTGCTTTGGAGCCCAGCGTTCTTGCAACTTGATTGTCAAGCCCAGGGAGGCAGCGATCGCTATCGGACACCGATCAAGCTGCTCATCTACAGTCCACCAGAAGGCTATGGTCGTCAACGAATTGCACACTGTAGTCATGTCAATTCCGGTCGCCAGCTGTGAGCCAACGGTCCCCTTGATCACCAATCGTTTCCCTCGGTACTTGTATCGCATCGCACACACAGACAGATAAAGATCAATCAACCATCCATTCACGCCCGCTCGGCGCATAATGGAGGCGTGCATGTTCAGCGCCCCAGTTTTCTCTGATTGGTCCATTGCCGTGAAATCCCCTTCGTACAAGGTTGGCACGCTAACCGTGCGCCCATTTGGTAACCTATACGCCGGCCTCACAAGGCAACAGACACTATCATCCCCCGACACTGCAATAAATGGCTCGTGGCCATAGAGGTGAACGCCAACTTGGTCCAGCTTCGCCTCGCTGTACCCCGCCGCGTAGTATATCCTCTTGCCACCGAACAACTTACCGTCGAACAGATGATGGAGCGCGTCAGAAAACCCTCGCGCATCCGGAGCCAGCATAGAGTGTAGTTCATTGCTCAGAACAACGATGGAGCGTGGCTTGATCGACAACAACCCGCGAATTTCGCGCAGATATCTCGTCTCATTCCACTTCACCATCACACTCTTGGTTGAGCGCGTCCGTTCTCCCCTCTCGACCTCAGACATGGATCTGAGAAGGTTGATTCCTTTCGCGCCCCCCATGGCCTTTGCACAATCCTCGAGCTCCCAAGGCGTATGGATCGCCTCGGGAATCACCGATAACAGGCTCGCGGTGGTGCAATCCCAAGCACCAACCTCTTCCTGTTTCACGGCGGTATGCAGTCGTTGGACGATGGCAGCCAACGCATTGACGTCGCTGCGATCTGGTTGCCAGAGCAATCCGCATGTGATGGCGACTGGATATATCACCTTGGTCGGCTCGTCGTCTTTCAACAACTCAAACGCCTCTTCCACGGTGACACTTTGTCCGTCCACTTGCACGCTTATTTCTCCCAATCCAACAGTACAGACCATCGACTCAACCTGAACGGATCGGACAACGGCGCCTGCGGGTAGCGCCTCAAATCCAATCACACAATCTTCTTGAATCTCACAGTCCTCATGCTGCTCACTCCAGGCTTTGAATAGCCCACTGGTTCCCTTGCGTTGCTGTCGTCGGTGGGTAATAATGTAGGCCATCCCGATGAACGCCGCCACTATCAGTCCCCCCCACCACTCCGATCTTTCGACCACCACGCCATCGACAGTGATGTGGCCGCGCACTCCAAGCGAAAGTGCGAAATGCATTGCGCCCACCAGGAGAGCCACCGCGAACACGGCTCTCCTGATGCGTGCAGGAGGGATCCGATAGTAGCCTGACGCCACGACTGGTTGTCGCGCTGCTACAATCTCCTCCTCTTCCTGCGCATGGTCGTACCGCAGCC